GTTTCCCAGTCACGATCGGATTCGGGAAAAAAGAACCCGGCTCAGCTATAGCCGGCAACAACTCAGCTAAACGACCATTATTCTCAGGTTTAGAAGCAAACTCTACAAAAGCAAAAGGATCATTCTCAAACTCATTACGAACTTCCGAAGGTAATTGAGAAAAAATACTTTGCGCTTGACCAATCTGCTCATACGCTCCAAGCAAATCAACATCCTGAAAAACTTGATACGATTCAGGCGGAAACTGAACAAGATGCGACTTAACTTCCTTAATACTATGTTTCTCCAATATCTTATTAACATCAGCCGAATCACGAAAAGTCTGATCCGCACAATGTTCATCAATAGGAATCAAACGGACACTACCATCTTTATTAGTAAACGGCTCACCAGTAGCCTCGTTAATATCCTCCTTCCAAAAATCTCTATTATGACATTGATGAATAAGACGACGAACTTCAGTTCTGTCTTTAATCTCATCAACCTTAACATCACCAAGAAACTTACAAAAAGCCAAACTCATAGTTAAAACTCCAATCGATGTCTATCAGGACTAACAGACCATTTATCACCAAAAGAATCCAACAACTTTTGATTAGCGTTATGAATTAAATCACTAACTTCATTTAAAACACGACGACCAACACTATGTAAACTCTCAGGCAACATCTGAATCATATTAGAAACATCAAGATCACTAAGATTAAACTCTCTAGCTTTCTGAATAAGAACACCTAAAAACTCACCAGCATTCTCACTAGCAGTAGCCAATGTCTCTAAACTACGAGATTGATTATTAGTCAAACCTATACGTTCTTTCAACAACCTCAAATCATTCTCAATAGTCATAGCACCGCGGGCAGTATTAACACCAGCAACAGCACCTTCAGCTGCAGCCGCACCTACGTTACCAACTTGAGCCATAGAACCAGCAGGAGTAGAAGCGTCGAAACGTCCAGCGAGAATAGGATTAACACCAGCAGCTTCCAAATCAGCATATCTCCTCTGAACAGCAGTATTACTCATTCTCTCTTTCCACGCTCTATCCTCACGAGCAATCTTAATATTAGTTTTATTCGCCGCATGCTGACCATATGCACTCGCACCAGCGCCAAGTAAACCAGCACCAAAAGTAGCTGCGGCCATCCAAGGAAACGGCATAAAATCCTCCTATTAAAAACGATCAAGATTGCCAGGAACACCAAACAACGGCATTGGACGAGCCCACATATAATCAAAATACGCATCAAACAAAAATTGCGGCTCAGAAGGAATCTGTATAGCTCTATCCAAAGGACCGGACGTATTAGCTTGTATAAAAGTATCACCTAACGTCGGCAAACTAGAAAAATCCTCAGACAAATGCCATTCATCAAGATTAGAAGAAGCATCAACAGCAAACAAACCAGTCAGACGAGAAGGTTTATATCGCATTTCCGCATAACGTTCCTGATAACCAAAAACACCCTGATCCTGCGAAGCTCCAGTTCCTGCAACATTCTGATGATAAATTTCTTGATTCAAAACAGCCTGCTCACCAATCTGCGACAAAACCGGATAATAGAAATCATACCGCGTTTGCTTAGTCCAATAACGTTCAACGCCTTGAGAATACGTAATATCCGCACGAACATTTACCAAACCAATCAAAACACCATGCTCTACAAACGACTTAGTAAAACCATGCTGACCAGACACCGTACCAATCGCAGCCAATTCACCCAGCTTATCATTTGCCGCTGGAGTAGGTTGTCCACTAGTCTGAGCAACAGCAGTAATATTGATACTCGTAGAACCACCACCAAGAAATTCCGGTCTCTGCAAACGAAAATCAGGCACAGTAACACCAAAATGAGACAATATCAACTCATTATAACGCGTTCCAGAGCGCGCATCACGTTCCAACAATCTTTGAGTCTGAAACGCTAACCGCAAATCATTAATAGTAGCAGCAGTAGCCGTACTCAAATCGGCATACAATTTATTAGCATCACTAACACCACCAACGCTATCAATGTCTACCCATGAAGGAACAGGCGACGGCGCAATCATCCGCCGAAAATCAGAAACAGCAGTTGAATAAACTTCAGGAGCAACACCAGCACCGGCCGCAGTAAAAATATCAGCAGTCGTACCAAGAGGAATAGAAACCGCATCACCTTTCTGAGGTGCAGTCAAACAAGAAGTAAAATAATCAAAACGCTTACCTCTCTTATATGGGGTTCCCCAACCAACATTAGTACTATCCGGACCATTATCAATATTAACAGTTAATTTATTCTGTAAATTCTGATCCCGAAACCAATCATTCCAAATCAAACGCAATGCCCGAAACGGCAACGCCGAAATGGTGTCGCTAGCCGTCGTCAAACCAACCGGCAAACCAAAATAATCCGCTATCTCTCCAGTACTAACCGTTCTACCAGAAGCAACAATAGGCGTCGTAAAATCAATAGAATCGCCAGGATTATCCTGCTCACCATGCATCTTTGTCCAATTTTCCCAAACCAAACGATAAGGAACGAAAAAGAAAAAAGACTCTAAACGCAAATTATCCATAATTGGATACAACGGCGTAGCCAATCTCGCAAAGAAATGCATATTACAATTAACTGTATCACCGGGAACAACATCATCAACCAAAACAGGAATCAAATAATCTGCATCAAAGGTCGTCATATACCTATGACCTCTATTAAACTGACTCCTAGGAATCTCCGCTCTCGGTACCCTAGAAAAACCATGTTGCATCGCTGATCTACGCATCCGATTTACCTCTTTCCAAAACCTCGGCACCATTTGCCACCTTTACAGGCGCACTACCCGACAAATCACCGTCATTGTCATCATACGTACCGATATTAAACAACGTAAAATCCTCGGGCGACTGTCCTATAGGATGACTACTATCGTTAGCTATCTGACTAAAACTCCTTAAAGCTTCCGCATCCGCTCTAGACGGAAAAGGCCTGTCATAAACACCAGAACACCTATCAAAAATTGCGTACATGAATAGTTTCATCTTCTTTCAACTCCTTCCAACGTTTATTTTGCCATTCTTTAGTATCATTAATTTCAGCTATAGTGCGAGTATTATCGAACAACACCTCCTGTAAGCAACCAATACAATAAAAACCATGAAAAAACCAATGCCTATAAAAAAAATCCTCATACCTGCCACAATAACTACAACGCGGAACAAAACAAGTACGACGCAATACTTCAGACTTATGCCACAAACGAAACATTGGCTTCACAAAATTCTACCTCTGCGCAACTCCAAACGCGCTTTATGACACTTATATTTATCTTCCAATCTCTGCGGACTAAACTCCAACTGATTCTTTCTCTTATAATCCGCTCTTTTCTTCTTAATAGCCGCCAAACTCTCCGGCTTAATCTCCTTGTAAATTTCCTCATAATAACGCGGCACTTTATTCAAATACTCTCCATTACCATAAGGAACACGATCTTTAGGAAAAACATCATCGCGATACTCTGCAAACCATTTCGCGCCAATACCAGATTTCTCACCTTTACCGGCGCGACCACCATTCGACATCTTACAAAACTCAGGCTCAAGCATTACCACATTACCATCCAAATCAGTATTATAATAATGGTCATAAGCACGAATACCTGTTATCTTCTTAAGAATATACCGAGCAGTATAAGCTGCGCTACCGAAAGTTAACTCTCCAACATCCACAAAACCGTATTTCCAAATGCTCTGTAAAATTCTACTTGTATACCGCAACTCTCCATCATCCGAAGCATAACTTTCTAAATCAGGAAAATTTAAATTAAAAACGCATGCATGAAAATGCGGTCTTCCTAAATTACACAACGGACAACCATCACCTTGAGTAACATCTATATTATGCTTACACTTACGACCATATTCACCAGCATAAAAAACTCTTATAGTTCTGTCTGAAAAAAACTTGCGTAACCGCTTCATGAACAACTGAAAATGACGAGGATGCAAAGACCAATCATCAGGAACATGATAGCCTTCGTGTAACTGATTGATGGTACACGCTTTACGATCTCTATAAGTAAGCGTAATAAAACAATTCTCATCATACAAACTAGCCTCATGAGAAATACGAACAGCCCATTCTAATGAATAATCAGTACGACAACCTAAACATTGACCGCACGCAACATCCATTGTTTCAATGGCATTATCACGAGAAAAGGTAAGACCGCCCGTAAGGCGGTCTTTATAACCCTTCAAGGGAGAATAACAACCCATCTAAAGACGAATTGTTCCACGATTAGGTTCAGGAGAAATCGCATTCATCGGATGAGATTTCATAGCAGTCTTAGTAAACAAACGCTTAGAACCACCTTTACTCATTTTTCTACGCTTACGCTTCTTACCGGCCATCTGATTCACCTCGCTTTGGTTTGGCAGGAAGGGGAAAGCCTTTCGGCCACCATTGTAGTATAACACAATTGACCTAACGTGTCAAGTACACTTTTAAAAGAAAAAATACCTTGACAAATACAAAAAATTATTATATTATTAACCTGCATCAAACAAAGGAGGATGCTATGCTAAAGCAAGAAAACCGACACGAAGTATTCAACGACATACTCGAATACTGCGAAGAAGACCGAGAAGCATTTGTCGAATTCTTTGAAGAACTTAAAGAGAGATACGAATTGACAGACGACGAATTCTTCTCTATACTTGGAATCGTTCGATCTTACTTAGGAGCAAAATATGGCCAATTTGACGACTGAAGTAAAAACTGAAATCGTAAACGGGATAAGAGACCAATTAGCAAAACTTGAACGACAACTTGAACGACAAAAAAATCTCGTACGCGAAACAGAAAGAGCAATTGAAGCACAAAAGGCTGCAATCGCATCACTTACAAAATGAGGTAAAAAAAGAGGGCCCCAATCGGGGCCCTCTACCGTAACACCCCTTGACCGGTGAGATCTGACGTCCCTGGGGCAACCAGCAGGGACACCATACCACAGAGGGGTGTCACTTAGCCAGTAC